AATTGTGCTATCTTTAACAGTTTTTAACGTCTCTTTATTTTTAACAATCAATGGTACTGTTGCTATATTTTCAGCAATTTCTCTTACACAAGCATATACCCAAGTAGACCCAGCAAATGACTCTACAACCTTATCACCATCATAAGGGTTTTTCAAACTATCTCTACCAATAAAGTCAGCAAAGATATTTGGTACATTGCTAACATTACCAAAGAAATTTCTCCAAGCATCTTTAAATTTTATCATAATGACCTCACTCTAAAATACTGTGATCTTCTTGTAGATAAATACCTAATAGCATCGAGCAAGTGTATATTTTGCCCTGTTTTTTTAGGCTTATCTGTTAAATCATCTGTGCCTTTTTGTATATCCCAAGTATAACGCTCTAACTCATCTATAGTATAAATTAAGTCATCAAAAACCACCATTTTACCACTTTTTAATTTTTCTTGGACAGCCATAATACCACCAAAAACATTATTATTGGCTGAATTTATATTAAAACCATAATCTTCTTTCAATGTATAAATAATTTGCTTGTCTGAAGGGTCTGCCTCTATTTGAGTTCCAGGAGGAAATTTCTTTAATAACTCAACAAGTTCAGTAATAGTCATCTTACTTTTCTTATATTCTTCAGTAAGATACTCGTTTCCTTCATCGTCAATTCTACAAACAGACAATGCAGTTGGATCATTCCAACCAAAGTCAAGTCCTAATACATATTCCCAATGCTCTGGCACATCAAATCTTTTAACCTTTTTATAATCAGGGTAAATCAAACCCTCTGGCCTAATAAACTTACCTTCATAAAGCATTTTAAACTTCCATTCTGGAAGTCTTTGTTTTGCCTTCTCGTATTCTTCTCTTGGATAAAATGGGTTTTCTATTGATGTTGGGTTGACAAATTCAATGTCTGTATCACCAGCAAGCCACTTGTCATAAACATCATATTTTAACCAATTAAAGCCATAAGGCGTACTTGTCAGCAATATTTGGCCTTTTTTAAACGAAATCCTCTGTATTGCTGTATCATACCACAATCTGTCATACATTCCACACTCATCACCAACAATGCCTTTAGCGTGGACACCCTGCATTCTATCAGGATCTTGTGCAGAAATGCAATGTATTGTAGCATGTGGTAATGTAAATATAAAATCGCCTTTATTATATTCATAAACAACATTGTGTTGGTTAAAGAAATCCAAAAAATACTTAATAACAGTTCTTTTCATCATTGGAATTGTTGGTGCTGACAATATCCACTCTTCATTTGGGTGTTTAAGCATTTGATACCAAAGCCAAATTGGTGCAAAAAATGTCTTACCAGTACCTGTTCCTGCGATAAAACCAAGTATTTTTTTAGATGAAAAGAAAATTTTAGCTTGGTAAGGAAGTAACGATATATCAAAATTGCTATTTCCTGCCAAGTAGCTATCTACTTTGTAATGTTCTGTTACTGCCTGCTTAGTTGCCATTAGTTATTCTCTCCTATGTTTACTTTTTCTGGATTAATTACTTGAATATTCAAATTCAATTTTTGTGATGCACCAAAAGGCGACTTATCTATCATTTCAAACAAAATCTTGTTAGCTTCAGAGAAAGACTTACCAGCTGACGGGATTTTGTGACTTGTATCGGGTAATGCGTCAATGTATTTTTTCATTTTTCTCACAACTTGTGCCTGTTGCATAATAACAGCACGCTTAATTTGTGCAACTTTTTTTCTATAAATCTCATCATCAACAAGCTCAGACCTCATCTCCTCAATATCAACATCGTACTTTTCCTTCATAATGTCAAGAGCTTTTTGCTCACCAAACCTTGCACCAACATTAAAAATATCCTTCCAATTACCTTCTTTCGCCCAACTAAAGACAGTAATATGGGAATATCTTGTGTTGAAAACCTCTTCAATTTTGGCAGCAATATCACGAAAACTATATTTTTGCTTGCCATTGACATCGCATTCAAAATATAGATTTTTGGCAAACTCTCTAATTTCGTTTCGCTCTTGCTCAGTTAGGTCAGCGTTATCCCTTAAAGGTCGCTTTTCGTCTTTGCTCATAAATCCTCCATTGTAATTGTTATATAGTTATTTTATACACCAAAATAACCACTTTTTTTAAAAAAAATTATTTTTTTTAAAAATGCTTTTATATCAATAAGTTATATATCTTTTCAAGTTGGCACGTTTTTTGCTATTTATTATATATTTATATATAATAAATTATATATATAAATATAATTAATATATATATTATATATAAATCCTACATGAGAAAAATAAGAGTATAGAAACTTAATCAAGCGAAGCTTGATTAAGGAGATATATAAGCTTTTATTAGCAAAAAACGTGTCAACTTTTGCATAAAGAATCCATAAGAAAGAAATTAGCTTGTTCAAATCCTGTGCTTCGCACAGGATATTCACGCATGTGCTGACGCACACTTGCACTTCGTGCTGGGGGAACATTGTAAATTTAAAAACATAATAACACAACAACCGAAATCTTTTCAGTAGATAATCCACCAACATACCCTTCAGGTTTTGAAAATGGTTAAGAAGACGCCCAAATTCATCAAATTTCAGCGCAGGATACCCCCACTTTTATAAGTGGGGGAGGAATGCGCCTTCTATTTTTCTCCTTGACAAATTACAATTAATTTAATATTATATGAATATGAAACTAATACGGACTGTTAAACTCAAATTAAATATTTCTCCTGATGAAATCAAACCAACTATTGAAGCATATACTACTGCATTTAACTATGTTTGTAGTATTGGTTGGCAAGATAAAGATTTTAATGGTGTTTCTTTACACCACAAAACATATCAATCCACCAGAACTTATCTTCCATCTCAACTTGCAGTTTCTGCTAGAATGAAAGCCACAGAAGCTCTTAAGTCTCTCAAGAAAAAGAAGAAGGCGTCTTGTCCTCGAAGTAAGCTTTGTTCTATCCGCTATGATGCCAGAAGTTATAATGTTTGGTTTAATAAAAATGAAGTGTCTCTTTTGACTGTTAGTGGTAGAAAGAAGTTTCCAATAATTATTCCTGACTACTTTAAACAATATCTTGATTGGAGACGCACTTCTGCTGATTTGTTCTTGAGAAAAAACGGAGTATTTCTGCATATTGTTTTTGAAAAAGAAGTTACAGATATCGCACCTATAGGTAAAGTTGTTGGTATTGATAGGGGTATTAATAAAATTGCCGTAACTTCTGAGAACCAGTTTTTTAACGGTAAACACATTAAGCACATTTCTAACCGTTACGAAAAACTGAGAAGTAGTCTTCAGTCTTGTGGTAGTAAATCGGCTAAAAGACACCTTCGTAAACTTTCCAAGAAGGAGAACCGTTTCAGAGCCGATGTTAATCATAAGATCAGCAAGCAAATAGTAGATTCTCTTGAACCAGGAACCATAATTGTACTTGAAGATTTGAAATCTATTAGAGAAAATGCCAGACTTCGCAAGAAAGAACGTAAACAACTGCATAAATGGAATTTTTTTCAATTTCAACAGTTTCTTACCTACAAAGCTGAAGCTAAAGGAATAATGGTAGAATACGTTGATAGTAGATACACATCACAAAAATGTTCTGTATGTGGTTACATCTCCCGTTCTAATAGACAATCTCAAGCTGTTTTCAAGTGTAGACATTGTGGATTCTCCTTAAATGCTGATCTTAATGCTAGTCGGAATATCCGACAAAATTACCTGGAGGCTATAAGCCATCTGGGGAAGGCAAACGTCAACTTGCCAATCGTAACAAGTGTTGATGCCAAAGGCTCTTTCGAGAGCAATTGCGGCGGAGCTTAGTTACAAGCCCCGCCTCTATAGGCGGTGGGTTGTTGACTGACAAAAGTTAAAGATGGCTTATATTGGGTGATAGAAAGGCAGAAAAAAACTTTTTTTAAAAAAAATAAAAAAAGTGGTTATTTTGCTTTTTAAATTGCTATATAATATTAAAAGCAAAAAAAATAAGGAGGTAAAAATTAAGTGAACACATTAGGCAAAGTTTTAAAGCAGGTAGATATTGAAAACATCTTGCCGACTTTACCGCCCAACGAAAGGAAGCAATTTGAAGATGTTTTCTATCAGGCATTTCTAACAAATCAAAAAAGAACAGATGCGACTTTATTGTGCTACAAAGATGGTGATAAGATAGCGTTAAAGTTTAAGGATGAAAATGGATTTATTGATTTTCCATTAACCAAGAATAAGCTACCAAACTTACTCGGCATGGAATTTCAAACAAATTTAAGCAACGAAGAATTAGTAGCTTATATTTTAAAAAAAATTATAAAGAAGGGAGAATAGTATGAATTTAAATCTTAATAACGATAGCTTTGTAGAGAAGATAGTAGTAGACTGCGAAACACATGCAAAATTAAACTTTTTTGAAGATTTCGACACAATCGATAATTACGTTGACATAATTGCAAGACTTGAAGAAATGCAAAAGAAATATTCCGTAATTATTGTTGACATAAATTCCGTTGGTGGCAATGTAGCCACTTTAATCCACATAATGAACGTCATAAGAAAATTTGAGCTTGTTATCACCATCAATTCAGCAGAAGCGTTATCAGCTGGTTTTATTTTATGGTGTTTGGGTGATATTAGAATAGCATACCCACATAGTTCTTTTATGTGGCATAGAGAGTCTTGGGGAATGTTTGATAAAACAAACGCACAGAAACGCTATGCAGAACATTGCCAACATATTTACGATGTTCAAATTAGACCAATTGTATCAGAAGTTTTAACAGAAGATGAGTTAAAATTTGGTGAAGAAACAGAATACTGGATTTTAGGTCAAACATTAATCGATAGAGGTGTTGCTACTAATCCAGATGATTTTGATATTTCTGAAATCTTCAACAATAATCACGCTCAGGCTGTTGTATCAAATATGTTCGTCATCACACATAGTGGCTATAGGACTTATGATGTATACATAAAGAAAAATCTTTTTCAAGGTATAGATTTTAAACAAGCAACAATGCTACTTTTAGCAGAAAAAGGCTTGCTTAATATGTCATTACAAGAGATGCTTTGCCTTGAAGAAGAATGTGAAGAATACGAAGAATGTGAAGAATGTGTTGATGTAAATGAGCAAGAAGATGCACAGAAACAATGCGAAGAGGATTAAAAGAATTATGAATAGCTTAATTATATAAAATAGTAGGGTAGGAACTATCCGAAGTTACGCCTGTGGAGTTAGTAGGTTACGAGGACGATGAAGCAGGAAGAAGCCTACGACTTCAGTCGTGGGAGGTTCACAGTGAAGAATAAAATAAAGCAAGGAGATGTGTTATGATACTAAAAATACTTGACAAAAGAAAAGGTAATAACGAGTCAGGACTTGTATATTTTGACGATATTGCCAATATTAAAGTATATTGGGACAATAGTAAAAAATTTGGGATTATAAAAAACCCAGAATTTCCAGTTGTCGCCACAAGTGCAATTAAATTTGGTGATATTAATGGTTATTTGTTTTACACCAATGATGGCAATATGTACAGGTCAGATGGTGTAATATCAAAAGAAGATCATTTTTTTGTTGATACTACCAGTGAATATTATCTTGACATTTTGAAAAAAGATGATATATTATGGTTAGCTGGTGCAAAAGTCACTACTAAGTCTGGAAACAGCTTTTATATAGTGATGGACACACGGCCAGTAGCTTACCTTATGAATGACGATGGTAAGACAGTAGAAAAGCTACAAAAATATTAAATAAATGTAAAAGGAGGCAGAAATGACTAATATTAACAAAATTTTAGCTAAGGAAGGATTAAGTGTGGTTTATCTTGGTAGTCATAGTAATCAGAATGAAGGCGTTGGTATAACGCTTGTGTTTGATATTGGCACTAATGGGACTGGTGAAAAGACAGTTGTTAATTTTGGATTTGCCATTAAATCTATAAATGATAGATATATTTTAAGACGTGGCAAGCGTATCGCTTATAGGCGATATAAAGAAAACCCATTAACTGTTGAAATAGAAACACTTCTTCTAAGTTTTTTAGCTTATAATGAAATGGCAGAAGACTTTGTAGTTGTCAATATGCTGTCAAGATTTCAAAAATATATTTTAGACAATGATATTATTATGGGCAAAACAATACAGCAGATTTCAAATTTAATTTTAACAACAGTAGAATTTAAGCTTAAGATGTTTCGAATGGTGATAGATGAATTGCACGAAACACAACAAATGCAAACTATTACACAAAGAGATAATGGAAAAGGTATTGTATGGAACTAAAACAATCATCATACGACTATAGTGAAGTTTTAGATTTAATTAAGAAGGCTTCTAAGTATATGATTGGTAGCAAAAAAAGAACTATTTGGTCTCGTAAGATGACACGAGACCAATTTTACAAAACATTTTGCTTAGTATTTGATGGTAAAAGAAAGTTTTGTGATAGTAATATCAGCATAATAGTAAATGAATTGCATTCAATACTTGA